GCTCCAAAGGGTATGCAATCGAGTAGGTGTGACGTTTATGCCTTTATAAGCATCGACGCCACAACTTTCTCGAAAATATCCTTTGATACAGGATTTGGAAGTATTTACCTTTAAGGCAAAATACTCCAATACCGGTATGCAGAGAGGTGCCCAATCTGTGGGGATGACTATGTCATCACCATAGACAAACACATCTCTCCCAACCTCGGCCGGAGAGCGGCTTTCGCCTAAATTTAGGCGAAAGTAGCGAACCATAGTCGCAACAATAATAGACCAGAAACAAATCGCTTCGACGGGAAAGCATAAAGCTGATCCCATAGGGGCGAACTTGTTAAGGAAAATTATACTACCATCTGGTAGCTTGGTTGCGTCACTGCGTGCGGCCATCAAAGCAGTTAGGAGCTCCGGAGTTCTCTCGAACACCCGTTGAACCAACTGAATTGATACCCGGTCCGACGCGTCTTTCATATCAATCGTAGCATCCTCCCGCGTTATTGATGACGCGAGAGCGAGGTTTTGATTGTATGATTGATCTGTAAAGTTTATGACTCCAGTTGTGAGCATATTATGCTCCAAGTGGTTCATAATCTTCCGCCCAAGACCTTGTTGAATCCACTGGAATTCCAGGGGTTCACAAGATATTAGACGCGGTCCTCGTGAATCTTTTGGAACGAGTACAACCTTCGCAATGCCTTTGTCAAAGCTTTGCAAATTCTTGTACCAATTCAAACGATCTATGATTTCGCGCGCACCCCCTGCTACGAAATAATCGTAATAGGGGTAATACTCGTGTATCTTAGAATACTTACGGGAGAATTCCCACTTGTCTTCTAAGATTTCACCAGTACTAACGGCGCCAGGACCATGTCGCGGTATGATATCTTTGGGGTCAAAACCCTCAAATATATCCGCCACGATAAACGAGGCAACTGCAAGAATTTGCAGAGCCTCGGTATCGAAGCGAAGATCGGCCAACTCATTCTCGGTGTCGATGAAAGTTCCTAGAACGGAAAATTCATCCTCCTTAGAATAAGGTAGTTCGAGCTTATACGCGAGATATAAAACTTGTCGCAGATGTCTAATCGCGACAGGATTTACATCGTCCTGGACAAGCCCATCGCCATCGAAGACCACATTAAAGTATGCCGACATAAATGCCGGTACACTTGGATTCTGAGGAGATTTTGCAAACTCTTCAGGAATCTCGAATGTGGAACCCATCAAACCGTGATCAAGAGCTTTTCCCAATTTAGGGAGAGTCTTGGTCAGGAAGGAGAGGCCCTCGGAAGAAGTACGCTCACGGATTGTGAGCATATCTCTTCTTAGTGTCTTCGATCGCGTGAGCCCCAGAGGGTCGCAAGCGACCACCCTAGTGCACAGGTTGACATAAAAGTCAACTTGGCTTTTCGTAGGTGCCATAATAATGGTCTCCTATCCAAGAGCCAATGCGTCCAAGTAGTCCGTACCAGGTAATCAACCTGATTCAGAAGTAGGTGTGTGCTAATCTATGAAAATTTCGTAGATTGCACTGCACGTAATGACTGCTGACATGAAGGGACTTAGAAAGTGTAAGAGATCTGAAAACGCGATGAATAGAACCATATGGTCATTAAGCCATATTTCTATACCATTGTGTTTCACAACTCTAACTAACTAACTCTCTCCACGCAGCAGCGCGCTTATATTCGTCGTACCACCAATACCAGCAGCTGAGAAGCTGCCGTCTGCAACCAAATCTATGAGGAAACTCAGTAGATTGATCACAACTGTATTGGTAATAACAGTGTTACGCGGAACTGCGAGTGTAAGGTTTACAGTCGCGGTACGGTTAACACCAGCGGTATCTTGCAACAGTTTAGAAAACTGTATTAGATGCCGATCAATAATGTTGGCTCCCTGGCCTGACGTAGTGTGTTTTATCACACACGTCTGTGGCTCAGTAAGAGTACCAGCAGTATCGATGCGTTTAGTCGAATCCGAATCCCTATAAAGGATTGCGAATGACGATTCAACGCCTGCCGAATTGTCGAGTGTAAGTGTGTCTGTAAGGGCCAATTGAGGACTCCTGTGCTATTGTGTGGTTGTTAACCACTTAGGGTCAAGTGCTCAGCGTTGTTGATGAACTAACGCTGTGAGTAGCACCAGCTGCTCGGGTGTCAGACTGGAAGGGATTAAACTATCCATTCCAATCGGAAGCCCAACGACCCGTTGATAGATTTTCCTATGGTAAGTGCCTCGGTCAGAGACCCACTGTTGTGGTCCTCCGATTCCCGAAACATATGCCACAGTGACTTTGTAAGAACTAGTAACAGAGGCGGACACGTCATTGACGGCCCATCCAACTGCTGGTCTAGCTCTTAACAAGCGGTCAAGGTGCGCATCGACCCCGGTAAACCAATCCACGACAAAGCTAAAAGGAAGTAAATTCCAGAAAGTTTTGACAGGATTGTCGAGGCCTAACGCA